CTGCAATCACGTCATATTCGGCATACGTCTTGAATTCGCTCCACTTGTCAGGGTCGTCGTCCGGCATGTTCCGGGTTCTCATACCGTTGGACTTAGTTGGCTTGCACGGGGAACAGAAAAACCGGATTAAAGCTTTACCGGTCGACTTCTTCCCGTGCTCCCCGAGGACCAACGCCTTGGAGAGTTCATCCAGAGCCAAAGGCAGTCCGCAATAGGCTGCTTTGGTCATTGAGCAATACAATTGATCGATCGGGATAGGTAGCCCTATACGCTTAAATACGAGTCTCTCAAATACAGCGTTATGAGCCCATTTCTCAATCCCCGGATCAGTTAAAGCGGAGATGAAATAGTCGGGGAGCTCCTCTCCTTTGGCCAGATCAATCACCTGAACGGGAGAGGTGTCAAAGGCGAAAGACACTATAAGGAGCTGAAAGCCCCCCGATTCTATGTATTTATAGGCGCCCGTGGACTTAATGTCCTCCGGGCTATATGTTTCCGTATCGAAATATAAGCGTCTCGGCATGTTAATTATTGTTAAATTTGTTGCTGGGCGGGGATTCGAACCCCTAATCCCGAATAAGACCCAGCATACCAACCTACATAAGGTCGTCGTCCCACGGGTTCTGGCCGAAGTCCTCTTCTGCAGAAGATCCCCCGGAGAGACGTTCTCCGTCAGCCAACTTCTGGAGGTTGTTCAGCCCGCAAGCAACGCCTTTGTTGCCATTCGTGTTGAAAACGTAGAAGTTGATCGACGCCCGGCCATAGCATCCGGAGTAGAAATCCTCTTTTTCGATGATGGGGTTGAGGTTGACGTCCACGATGCCAGGACGGTTGTCCGAGTTGGCATTGACGAACATGTGCCCAGCATACTCCGGGTTGTCCGGTCTTTCGGTGTCCCCGTCACGGAGGGGGTTCTTCCACGTGGGGGGAATCTTGCCACCCAATTTGGCGATGCCTTCTTTGAGAGCCGTGTCGATGGCCTCCTTGACCCGAGCCAGAGTTGCCGAGTCAGACTTCGGGATGAGGATGGACACCGAGTATTTTGCTCGGTCAGAACCCTCCATCGCCCGGGGTTCCCATACGTTGGCGTAACTGAACCGGACTTTGCCGGTTACTACTTTGGTTGTTGCACTCATAGTTGTGAAGTTTAGTTATTAGAAAAATCGAGTTTTGCTTGTTCAATTCCCATTGCCGGACGCTTGTCAGACTCGGGGACGAGAGTGGGTTTGCCAGGAGCTTTGATGACGAGGTCCCCGACCAGTGAATCGAAGTCCTTTTTGAGGAGCTTCTCGATTGCCGGGATTCCGGCCAGTTTGACAACTTGGAACTGATCCGGGGTGTAGTCGCATGCGGTAAGAACTTCCTGAACTGCATTCTCATCAGTCCATTTCCGTATTGACCTTCCTTCGACTACCTTATACCCAGGGATCTTCTCTCCCGATATGGCTTTGGAGAGCAGGTGCTCAGATACAGCATTTACCCATTCTTGGAGCATGGGGGCTTGCTCGAAAATCTGAGCGAGCTCCTCAGTGGTTAGGAGTTCGGGCTCTTTGAACTCGTGTTTGGCCAAGTCCAAATTGTGGTCTGCCATCTTGCGACACAGAGCTTTGACTTTACACCACCTGCACCAGTGCCCGACTTGGAGTTCCCCCTCCCCGGAGTAAGCGAGAGCTGCTTTGGGTTTCACGACCTCCTCACCCCATTTGTAGAGGTCTTCGGGGGTAATCTCCCATGACGAGATCCGTTCCTGTCGGGGCTGGACGATAGTCAACTTCACCATGTTGATGTCGTAGACCATCTCGAATTTGGACAAGGCCCCGAGAGCATACAGCATCAACTGAGCATTGTTCTCAGCGAAAACCGGCACGCCAGTGCCAAACTTGAGGTCTATGATCTCCATGACCCCGTCAGCGATAATGCAAGCGTCTCCAGTGCCGAATCCTTGTTCGACCCAAGCCGAGAAGTCCAGTCGCTCCTCCAGAAGAACGAGTGCGTCTTTGGTTTTCCGCAGAGCTTCCGTATATTGGTCCGTTACGTACTGGCAATAAGCCATTACGGGCTCATCCATGGCCTCAGTGTAGAGGTCACTCTTCTTCAGATTCCGGAGTTCAGCAGACGTAACGTCAACAGGCGTTATGCGGAACCTCGCTCGGAGGTAACATTCTGCTATCTCGTGAGCCAAAGTACCCTCTTCGGCATACTTGGAAGGCTTACCTGTTTCCTCAACTTTTTCCTCCAGTCTGGCACTGGGGGTGCAGTTGATCCACCGGTCTGCCTTTGATGCCGAAAGCATGGCGTGCTTACGAGATGAGTGATTCGGGGCTCCCATTACGCAAGGTCTTTGAGGAATTCGTAGAACGCGTCGTAGTTTCGGGCATCCAGTCCCGTCACATTCTTCGCTCCCAGTTCAGTGAGCTTTGCCCGGATGGCTTCGCGGTGGTTGTCCACCTTACTTGCCAGGAGAGTCCGGATGTCCTGAATGGAGACAGCGGGGTCAGAACCCAAAGAGGAGTTCGCACTCATCGGCATGGGTTCGGGCTCCTCAGTCTTTTTGGGGGCCGGAGCTGGCTTCTTCACGTCCTGTGCAGGGGCTGATTTCTTGACGTCAGTCGTCTTAACTGTCACGGGATTTGCTCCGATAACCTGACAGATTTTGCGGACCATTTCGAGATCCTGAGTTTCTTCGAGGTTTGCCTCGAACTTAATTTCTACTTTCATTGGCTTGATGATTTTTGATTATGGTGTTCAGAAGTTCAATGTACTTGCTGAGAGGTATAGCCGGGTCATGGAGAACAGTTTCATGAAACAGGGACCCGAGGTGGAACACCTTCGTCTCTCCCGTTTTGACCGATAACTCGGCTCTGTAGTTCCCGTTTGTCAGAATACATGTCTCTCCTTTAAACTCGGAGTTCCATGCTCCTCTGTAGAGATCGTCGACAGATACACGGAGCCAAGCTGCTAAACGGGAGACTTGCTCCGAATTCAACAAGGTTTTTCCGTTGAGAACCCGGTTGAGAGCTGCTCGGGGGAACCGGTTATCGGGGAACAGAATTTCTGCCACTTCTTGAAGCCTGAGCCCTCTCTGTTCAATTAATTCTCTGAGATTGATAGTCATTGTGTTGTCCATGTTGTTTATCCCAAATATAATCAATTTTCCCCTGGTATTGAAATTTTTTTCGATCTTTTTAATGAAAAATGTTTACTTGGTGAGAAGGTAGACCACCTGAGCAATAAATATGCTCCTCCTGCTGGGGTTGACCCGGGCATATACTTCTCGCAGAGGCTCAATGGCTTTCTCAAGCTTGAGGTCCTCTCCTTTCCTCTTCAACTCCTTGAGAGCCTTATAGACCCGGGTCCTTTCCTGCCATTCCCGAACTTCGGCTTTGTCGTTCCACCAACCAGACACGGGGACAAATTTTGAGCTGAGCACATAGGCAGATTTTCCGTCCTCTGAAAACGGCTGTTGAGTGATGGCTCCCGGGGTACAGTTGGGGTTGATCTTCTTCTCGAACGAGATGGGCTCCATGTATGTAGGTCCCTCCCCGGGAAGCTTGTCCATTTTCATGTAGTGGAATCCGAACTCGTCCTCATACTTGAATACTACGTATTTTTCGATCTTTTTCATGGTTATCTGTTTAAGGTTCTTGCTGATATTCTGCACTTCTCGCCGAAGTAGGTAAATGTCTGACCGTTAGCTGCAATGTCTTTCAGTTCAGACTCAGTATAAGACTCATACTCACCTTCAATATTGATTCGAGTGGCTCCTTGGGAGTTAGCCAAAGCTCTGAAGGAAGTGAAGACTCCCTCCACGTATCCCATTCGAGTGACGATAAGTACCGATTTTACTGTTCTCATAGTTGTGTAGGTTTTTGTTTACACTACAAATATAATACTTCTGCGGTAAATACTACGGTAAAATCAGCATTTTTTTCCGTTTGTTTTGAGAAGTCCCATCATGACAATTTCGAGAGGGTTGGGTGAAGCTGGTTCTGACTGTCTTTGGTCTTCCACCAATTTCCCCCACATTAAGCCAGCTTTAAATCCGATGAATGCCAGGAGCTTCTCCTTTCTTGTGAGAGGTTTGTCGGTTTTAATGCCAAACTGGTCAAGAATAGACTGAATCCCTTCATTGACAAAATCCGACTGATTGGTAACTGATTCTCTGTGAATAACTCCGAGGAGAACCTCTCCCACATTGCTGGGGTCTTTCAGCTCCTTGGATACGATTCCGTTATAATAGTTGTCCGATTTGGGGTCCGGATCTGCCGGGAGATCCCAGTTGAATTTTTCTTCCATGTTTTACTATTCGTTAATTCCATACTTAGCGCAGACGTATGCTTCGCCAGTCTTGAAGCCCATGCAGACGAGAAGAGCCTCTCGTTTGGTTAAGGTGTTGTCCATGCCGGACAATTCGTTTGCTAACTTAACCATCTCCGACAAGACTAAAGAAACATGACTAACTTTCTCCTCGTCAAGGCTGTCCACTCTCTTCTGCATCCTGTTTACGAGCTCTACTGCTTTGTCGGTGTCCATCTCCGGTCCGATGAGACTGGAGAAGTAGTCATCCCTGATAGCCGGCTGTGCCGGCTCATTCCATGCGATTTTTTTTCATTGTGTTCTATTTTGTTTGTTGAAAACCTTTTCGTTGGATGAGGTCCTGGAGCTCCTCTTCTGTGTAGCAGGTGGAGATGAACCCATTGCTGAAATAGAGGTCGAAAGCACCCGAAGGAAGCTGGGTAACCTTAAGTCCTAAACCGTTGCTGTTAATGTAATTTGTAGTTGTCATTGTCTCGCCCTTTTGTTTGTATCACAAATATAAGAAAAGTTTTTTGAAGTAAAAAACTTTTTGATTGAAAAATGAGAAAAAAGTTGGGACCCCTATTTTGGAGCCCCGGGAATTAGAACTGTTTGAACCCGTAGCGGTTAAGTTTATGCTCCAGGAGCTGGAATTTCATATACCCCATGTCCAACCCGGTTCCTACCATATTTACGAACGGGATTCGGCTGGTGATGAAGACCTCCATCTCGGATCCCCCTGGGGTCCTGTACCTATTAATAAGTACGTGCTCCTCAGTGAGGGGGTCAAATCGGTCTTTTACATTGGCTGCCCATTTCCGGGTCATCCCGTTTTTCAGTAGGATGGTCCTGAGTTCCGTCATGGTGTAGCAGAAGGTGTGGACTCCGTTGTTGAAGGTAAGGCTGAATGCCCATTTGAACTGCCCGGAGGAGAATTTGTTGATCTTGAGTTCGAGTCCTTGATTGTTGGTGTAGGGGATGGTTTTCATATTGTAATTTGTTTGTATCACAAATACAATACTTCTGCTACAAATACTAAGATAAAATGCTGGAAAAATAGCAGAGAAACAATAAATTTTTCATTGTTTCTCACCTAAGTGATTGATACCCAATGGATTAGACCCTAAAATCACCCCCGGAGAAACAATGTAAACAATAATTCCTATATAACCTTTTTATAGGGGGTCTTATCCTCTTTAAGAACACTATTATCCAATATTAGAACACATATTCCCTATTCAGGTTTTCCTCCTAAATTATTGTTTACATTGTTTACAAGGGCCTAAATCATTGATATTCAATCGATTATCGAGAAACAATGATTGTTTATTATTGTTTCTCATTGTTTACTGCTGGTCCCTGCCACGGGGGCCAATATCCCCGGCTTGGGGACACAAAAAACCCGGGCCCCTAAGCCCGGGACGGAGTAGTTTCCTAAAATTTCCAGCTAAAGCCAACCTCATACCCCGATCGGGTCAGCTCGAAGTCCCGCACATAGGATATATCTACTCCGAAATTTCTGTAATATATGCCTCCCCCAGCCCCAACCTGCCCGAATGAGTTAGCTGAAGCTCTCAGAAAGGGGGACCATTTCGGGGACCTCGTTTCTTTGATTTGTTCTCGAACGGGGATATACTTGTACGTAAGATGCTGGAGAGTGTTGTATTGGACTGTAGCCTCCCAGTCAAATTGGCCAATTTTGGGATCTTTGAAGAATGTTCCAGCGTATTTCCTGGTCGTATTCCAGTCCAATATTGTCCTTTTTACGCTCTCCAGAGTATCCACCTCCTTTTGGTCCTCCCCAAAACCCCCTCCATTTGTGATTTCTGGGGGTGTTTGGGGAACCTTTTCCTCCTGGCCCTTATAGATATATATCAATTTGATTGGATTCCTAAAACCCTCCCATTTTGGAACCAAATCCGGGACTTTGACCTCCCCCTGAATTGGGGGTAAATCGACGTACTTTATAACGGTCTTTTCCTCGGCTGTTTTACGCCCGATTATAAAGCCTATACCTACAAGAACTATTGTGCAGAGTACTCTCTTTAGTAAGTCCATATCGTGTCCTGCGGGAGGGTTTTAGAAGCATCTACGTGGATAAAATTCCCGTCGATGCCTATCCTCCGGATCCGCAATGCAATGGCTGCCCGGAGGATCTTCATCCGATTGGGGCCCGAGGCACACCGGATGTCCACTGCCAAACCTTCTGTGTGAGCACTGTTACCGGACCGTCCTTTGGCCCTATCGTGTTCTTTGGAACGATAAGCACAATTGAGGACGAGGGGGATGCCTGCCTTTTCACGGAGGTCATCCAGGAGATCGAGGAAGTCCTGGTCCATGTCTTCGATGGAGCAAGACGGATTGCATCGCTCGAATTCTTCGGGCTTAAAATACTTACTTGTCTTCATGGCATTCAAAATCTATTTGAGTTTTCTTGCTGACCGATCTCTCCATGTATGACCGGAGAGCCCGGAATATGGGATGATTCGAAATGATTGCGGAGTTCTCCAGAAAGCTCCAAAACTCAGTCCCGACCACAAAAGCAGCGAAGAAGTTGGCAAGGTTGAGACCCCCCAAGTTCGGGAGGACATGCACGTCAAGCATGTAGGCCATGCCAATACCGATAATGCTGAGCCCCAACTTCCAACACGTGTCCCACATTTTCTCGCTTTTGAACACATATTTTTGATGGGCTCGTTTGTGGCGCTTGTAGTCAGCAATATTTCCAGTTATGAAGTCGACGATAATGGCAATACAGACACAGAGGATAAGGACCTGGACCGGAGCTAAAAGCCCCCAAAACCCTACAATGCTCCCGCATATCCATTTTCCCGCTCTCATGACTTCCTCCTCCTCCATATCTGTTAAACTTATAATTTATTACGTCCTATAATCATTTTACGAGACGGGGACTCCTTGTATTCAGTACATGTAGTCAGTAACCGCAGAGCTTTAAGGTGATTTATAGCCTTCTCGAGGTAGGCTTCCCCGATGTTCCGTGCTTCGTTCGAGCTACGGATGATGATGTTGTCTTCTACTCGAGTGCTGAATTCGCCATCTTTGTACCTCACCCCGAAGGCAGTGGGGTTGATTGGATTGTTGACGATGAATCGGGAATACGCAATGTATGCAATGGCGATCTTGAGTCCTTCGCTTCGACCATCCTCGGAACAGCCACCATCATAATACCCGCCTTCCATGGCGGCAGTGTACTGATCTTTTGTAATGGTTACGTCCCCGTATTGGAAAGGACCGAGGCCGGAAAAGTCTGTCTCGTCGAGCCATCTGTAGAGATTGGCTCCTATGGCATCCACCAGTCTGAGAGTCTCAGCCTCCCGGATATATGGCTCCAGTCTGGCCGGATCGTTGATGTTCTCGGCTATCGGCCGAACATTCCGAAGGTCGTTAGAGTTGAGTATCATCGGGCATGAGTTTTATAATCTCCTCGTCATAAAGCCCATAGATGAGCTTGAGCATGTTTCTCTTCTGAACAGTGGAGAGCATCTGGTCCCGGATAATCTCCAGTACCTGAGTCATGTTGTCCTTGCCAATTCTGTCTGCTATAGACTCGCCGGCATTGTAAGTGAGAGACTGAATAGCGAAGTCGGGATTTTCCAAAGGAGCCCACCAGTACTCAAAGATCGATACGAAAGTCTCCTCCAGCTGCTGACGCTCCCGGACTGTAACAGAGTTGTAGTACTTGTAGGCATTGGTCATGAGATCAGCCCCAAAGTTAGCCCCCACGTCAACAGCTCGAAGAATGGGAGGCTGCTTGAAGGCTTGACCAATGTTCTCCGGGATGACTCTCTGCGTTACTTCGAATGCTTTGTCATAGTTCTCCCCGGAGAACCTTATGAACTGGGGCACCTCATCTTTGGACTTGCACTGTATGTACCACAGTTGAGAAGTGTTCTCGTCTCCTTGAAACTTGTTGAGCTCTTTCTGGGTCTCATTGACTTGGGATTGATCTTGAGTCTCGTCCTTGATGTCTACCAAGATCCCAGCTGACAAGAAGTTGGAGCATGCGTTTCGACCGGCTACATTGGCAAGTGCTTCCTCAGTTCTCATGTCTGTCATCTCAGCGATGAAGATGGGGACCGGGTAAGAGGGACTGCCTTCGGAGTCTCCAGAGAAGTAGAGGATCTGGCCATTGTAATTGTCCCACCCGCCAGCTTCTTCTACCTGGTTCAGAATAACCTCCGGATCCGGGTTGAAGAGATGAAACCACTCAATGTCAGACGGGGACCACCGGGATCTCGTCTTGTCTCGGTGACCCCAGTCAGGATGATATGCCGTCCGGCCAATGAATCCATCGTCGTCTGCCTTCGCAAGTCGGAGAGACTCGAACGGAATGTGGTGAATCGAGCTGACGCGGAAGTTCATATTGTAGTTAACATGGATGGCGAACCCATGCCATAACGTGAAGTCTTTGCATACCATGCGGAGGATCTTGTCGAGCTTCTCCCCTTCTTTGTTGACCCGCAATTTGTAAATACCCGGGTCTTTGAATCCGTGACCGTATACGAAGTCATTGTATATGCTCAAGCAGGCATTGCCGGTCTTTGAAGCCTGAACAATCTCGCTGACTGTCTGGGGAAAGTCGTTGGTATCTCCGTATGTTTGGATGCCATATTGTCTCCAGTCCCGGGATTCGAACTGAGGAGCTGATTTAATCTGTGCAACTTTCATACTGGCGTAATTTTAATAGTAGGAGGGACGGGAAGCGACCCCGTCCTATTACCAGACCTATTTGGACCCTCCTTTTTTGGCTCCCTTCTTGGGAGCCTCCGAAACGGGATTGACTACCCGGTTGTAAGCCTCTTCGATCTCCCCGGCAGACATTTGCGAGTCTGCATAGGCTTCTTTGATGGCTTCCAGATCCATCCCGGCGTCGATGAACTCCTTCACCTCGGTGTCGATGTCGGCGGGCTTCTCCTCGGTCTTCTCCTCGGTCTTCTCCTCGGTCTTCTCCCCGGTCTTCTCCTCGGTCTTCTCCTCGGTCTTCTCCTCGGCGGATGCCGAGTCGAGAATGGCATGGATTGCCTCCATGGCTTTGGAGTACTCATCGAGCTTGGCGTTCAGCTCGATCTGTTTCTTGTTCAGCTCTTCGAGTTCGGCTTTGACAGAATCGATCTGCTTGCTCAGAACCTGAGCCTGACGCTTCTTGATTTCCACGTCCTTGTTCGGCATTTCCTTGCCGTAACGTGCCATGAACTTCTCCAGCCGGTCGTTCAGATCTTCGGGGACCCGGGTGAAGTACGAAAGAGCATCCTTGTTGAATGCGATGTGGTACAAGCAAAGCTCCTCCGTGATGTTTCTCGGAGTGAGGATCTTGCTGAACTCTTTGTTGACTGGGTCGTGGAGCAGAGTACCTGCTCGGAGTTCGTAATCGGGGTGTGCTACGGTTTTCATCTGTTGTTCTGTTATTCGTCTTAGTGCTAAGTCGGCTTCGATCAGGCAGAAGCCGCATCGGGAAACTGCCTTATTCAAAAAGTACCGAGAAAGTTCATCTACTTCCCGGTGGAGAGCGGGGTTCTTTTCCAACTCCAAGGTATGAGCCCTGTAGGCTTCGCCTCTCAGGGACCCATACTTGGATTGGTAAGCTCTCAGTCTTTCGAGCATGTCAGCCATGAGTGTTACTCTTTCGGGGCACCTACATAGGTGTCCAGAATGATGACATACTCCCCGTTGACGTACAACTTCCGGATTTTTGCGTCGTCAACCTTGCCACCCCACTGAGTCTCTGTCTGTGCGGGAGTGCTGTTCGTGTAGTACAGTTTGGGCGGATTAGCTGCGGCTCCTAAATTGTTGGTGAAGATGTAGTTTGACGGAAGTCCTGATCCCGGGAATGCAACAGCCGGGTTCGGGGATGTGGGAGCCGGGGGCATACTCACTTTGGCGAGTGTCTGACAGCTGTCTCGAACCAGTGTGACGGGAACCCGGTTTCCTACGAGCTCCTCAGTAGAATTCAGGAACTGTATCAGACCCTTTACCGTACACCCGGTGCTGCCTCCGGCAAGGAGTCCCTCGACCATGAGGTCGGTGGTCTTCTCGTCCGTGTTGAAGAGGCTCATCGGGAGCGAACCTTCCTGAGCGATGGTGCCGTTGGCCAGAGTTACCTGGTAAGCGACGCCGTCGGTCATTTCGGTCGTGACCGTGATTTCGGTGAGCTCCAGACCCGAGTCCCAGCCATACACCTCATACTTGGTGTCTCCGTTGTCGCCTGTGTCGTTGTTCTCGACGATAGCGATGACGCGGGCATTGGTCAGGCCATTCACGAACTTCTTGGCTGCTTCCGACTTCTTGAAGATCCGGACAACCACGTTGTGCTGGTGAGTCTTGAGGTACGTGCCAGCATTGATGGTGTCCGAGCCAACTGTTGCATTGGGCAGCGAGTCGACTTCGTAACCAGTGGCACCGGCCTTGAGGATGAGCGAAGAGATAACGTTATCAGATACAACGGATTTCGATTTGTCGACGTCCGAGTAGCTGATGAGGATCACCCTGGCGGTGGTGCCGGCAATTGCCGGCTTACCACACACCTGGTTGATGAATCCTGTTTTGATTTTAGAACAATCAAGTCCTGCCATTTTCTTAGATTTTTGATGATTAGATACCTACCGAGAACAGATCCGGGTTGGTGAGCTTGGCATCCGCCCGGCCCATGAGTTCTACGTAGACCATGCGGTCTTTGTACTCGTACCAGACCCGCATCTTCTCGAAGCTGTCGATTGCATCAACACCTACGCCGAGGACGCTCTTCGAGGTGAAGAGGATTCGATGAGGGTTATTGAGCTTCGTGCCAGTGTCTTCCGACGTAGCGATGATCTTGTCCCAGATGGGCATTGCGATGACCGGGATGCCGTTGAAGCTGAGAGCCTCCATGCCATTCAGCAGAGCCAAGCGAGCCGATTCAAGGCAGCAAGCGTCCATAAGAGACTGCTGATAGGCATCGTAGACCGACTGGGTAACGAGGATGAATTTGTCAGACTGCTGACGGAGCAGAAGCGGGGCACTGAACACGACCGACTGGATGTACTCCTTGGCCTTGTCCGGAGTAAGCTTCTGAGCTGCGTAAGATGCCCCGGCATTTTCCGTAATTGTTGCTCCGCGCTGGGACGGATTGGCTGTAACCTGCGTGGTAATCTGTTTCCAGAAACCGTTGATGATGGTGAAGAATTTCAGGTCGAGACCGTCCGTAATGATACCACTATTGGTAACATTCTTGGCGTCCTTGTCGTTGAACCAGAACAGGCGGTACCAGAAGTCCATGATGGAGCGCTCAAGAACCTCGATGACGATGTTCATGTAGTCCGTGTCCGTGAAGTCCGGAATGTCGACGCCGGTGCGGAGAGAGTAGATAGTTGCCGACTGCTGAAGGTCAGTGTAACACTGGGACAGGAGGATCTCCCAGGTGCCGGGTTCCCATTTCAGCTTGCGGGTGTTGATGTTCCACGTCTGAGGAGTCGGGTTACACCCGGTGTTGACCACGCCGACCATGCCACCCTCCCCGATGTAACCCACCTCGGTGTTAGTGACGATGTCGGGGAAAACTGTGTGAATGGAGTTGATGTCAGGACCCTGAATGGTATCCTCCATAATCATCTCCGAGATTGCCTGAATGACCCGTCCACAAAAAGTGAACTTGTCCATGTCGAGGAATCCGCCGTTTTTAACTGCCATAGTTCTTAAAGTTTTTGAGTTTGACTACTTGAGGATCTTTTTGGCAGCGTTGACCTTCCGGAGCTTTTCGCGAGCTTCGTTTTTCAGGTCAGCTGCCGAGGGTTCGGGCTTCTTGCCTCCGGGCAGAACCGTCTTGCGATTCTTCGGGCGGTAGTTGCTACCACGGAGGTTGCGGAGTTCATTCTCCTGCTCCTCGATGAGGTTCGTTGCCTCGTCGAGCATCGCCTCCAGCGCTGCAACGCGGTCCTCGAGAGACTCGGTCTCTTCCATCTCGATGCTGGTGACGATGTTGTCCTCGACAGTAACCACCCGACCGTCTTCCAGAACGACAGTGCCCGACGTCTCGCCATTGGCGAGAGTTGCCTCTACACCTTCGGCCAGATTGTCCTCTTCACCTACGGTCTGGAGAACGACCTGACCCTCAGCATCCAGATAGTCAAAATTGGCGGGAGCGCCTTTCTTGCCATTCCGGAATGCCTTGACCTTGCTCATGAACTTCTCATAAGCGCTTTTTTCGTTTTTTGCCATAGCATTAAAAATTTGGTTTGTGTTGTATGAATTGATTTTGGAAATGAATCCCAAGTCAAGAAGGGATTTGGCATCATGGATTCGCTCCTCATGCATGACATTGCGGAGCCGTTCCCGGTCTTGACCTGTCCTCTCGACGTACACGTCGAGAATAGCCTCCTCCTCCAATGCCAACTCCTCGGCAATGCTACGAGCATCGTCGGAAGTGAGCCAATCCCCGACCGGCATGTATACCCGATGGATGAGTGCCCGGCAATTCCTGTTTGCCGACCGGTTCTCTGCCGGAGCTGCCAACAGGATGCACACTGCCATCGAGTGGCATCCTCCGACAATATTTGTATATATCGTCCTCCCGCTCATGCGAAGAAGATCGTAAATTTTGAAGCCCTCCTCAACAGAGCCCCCGTCACAGTCAATGTTGATGCACACCTCCTGTTCGTCTGGGTGTTCATCAAGTACCCGGCGGAAGGTCTCCACGGAGCAGATCTCTGAGGTCCCACCCCAAAGCTCCATCATAACCCGATTCTCCTCGGAGTCAATTGCGCCTTTTAAGTTGATGAATATCATGGGCCAAATTATTTCTATACAAATGTAATTATTCCTAATAGATATTGAAACACTATTTGTGCTTGGTTAATTAAAAATTAGCCCGGTCCTGGATCTGCACATAATTAGCATCCTCTCTCCGGATGTCTTCGATTGTAGCAATCACTCTCACCTGACCAAATGCTTTCTGAATTGCTCTTTCCATGTCAAGCCGATTCATGGGCTCCGGGGTCTCAGCAAATGACCGAAGAGCATACCCGCCATCCGACCCAACTTTTGTGAAGGGGACACCCCCACCAAGTTCATTTATGGCTGACAGGAGGGGAAGGAACATGCGACTCGATTTCTTGTTGATGATGGTCTCACCCCCTTCGGCCTCTATGTGTACTCCCCCAGCAGCATGACTGGGACCTTCAATGTATTTGCCTCTTGCGGCTTTCGGCAGAGGAGCTGCCCAAAGAGCTGCCAGCTGGACTGCTCCCAAAGCTGCAGCTGCTGCAATGAACGGTATAGCCATAGGGAATCCCATTTTAGCGGATGCCATGATGGAGATGGCAGTATTGATGCCAATCTCAAAGGAGCCCATTGCCCTCTCTCGGATAGCTTGCTCCCGTTCGATTTTGGCCAGTTCCTTCTCCTTCTGTTTCTCCATCTTGATTTTCTTCTCGTTGTACTGGGCTTCTGTGATTTGGCCATTAGCGTACATATTTGCCAAAGCCTGTTCCTCCCGGCTGTACTGTTCCTCCACTTCCTGAACCCGTCGCTCTCCGAGAGCATTTGCCAGATCGTTGAAGGCATTGGCGAAGCCGGAGGCCATTTCTGCATACTCCCGGAGCTTCTCGATCCTCTCATCCCACAGAGCTTCCTCGTTCTCAGCCATCTCGAGCTGGATCTGAGCAATAGCATCCTCGTTTCCTTGAGCTGCTGCCAACTCAGCCTCCAGGTACTTCTTGCGGATTTCATACTTGGACTTGTGGTTCAGTTCAGCTTGAGCGAGCTCCTTGTCGAGGTCCATTTGCTGGAGACGAAGATTGTTGGCTCGGAGCTGGGCCTCCTGCTCATAAGTTTTCTCCCCTGCAGCTTTCCTGGCTTCGATTTGTTTCTGTAGCATCTCATTCTCGAGCTCCAGCTTCTTCCTTTCGTTGTCCGCTGCCTTCGAGAGGTCCTCGGCATACTGTTCGTTTAGAGTTTGGTTGAACCGGTCAAGTTGCTGTTTGGTAGCGTCCTCGCGGATCTTTTTGATTTCGTCCTGGAGGTTTTGTTGGATCTGTTTCTCGAGCTCGGCTCTGTTGACCAGAAACTGTTCGTAAGCGGCATACTCCTTCTGGTACTCCTCCTCGCTCATACCTCTCACGAACTGGGGAGGCTGAATGTTGGCCAGCTCCTTCATGGCGTCCTGGTACTTCTGAGTCACCTGGGCAATCTGCATATCGACTGTGCCTCCGGAAGCTACAGCCAGAATGTTGGCTCTCACCCCGGCAAGGTAGTCATTAAGCTGTTTGGCTTGGTTCTCGTAGAACTGCTTGTCAGACCGAGCCATGGCATTCAGAGCCGTCTGATACTCCTTGTTAGTGATTTTGCCGTGAGCTTTCTGGAGAGCAAGACGTTCCCGGGCTCCATCCTGAGCTGCCTTGTAGAGCTTTCTTTCATACTCCATTCTAATAGCGATGCTCGTGGACTGGAACGTGGTTTGGAATCGGAGATCGTCTTCCCGGATTTTCTGCATAGCCTCCGAGTTCTTCAAAGCAACCTCCAGAGCCTTATCGGCAATGGACTGCTGAGCCTCACGATTGGCTATTGCAGTCTCGAGAGCCAAGTTAGCAACTGCAGCTCCTTCATTCTCGATTGTCCGGAACAGTTCTTGGTATCGACCTTTCAAGTCGTCGAGTTCCTTTTTGGCTTCCTCGTATTTGTCCAAGCTTCCGGACCACGTGTTGAGCTCCTCCTCCTTGGCTGCAATCACCTTCTTCAAGGAGTCGAACTCGTCCATTGCAGCCATCTGCCTTTGACGAGCTGCATTCATTTCGATCTCGCGGAGCTTGTTAGCTGTTTTAAGCTGAGCTTCGGCGATCTGTTCTGACGTGGCATGATTGGCTTTGAGATTTTCTATTTCTCTCTTGCCCCGGATCTCCTCGGCTTTTGACAGAGTGTTCCGCTTGGTCTCGATCTGATCCAGTACATACGTGGAGGCTTCGGCAGCTCGATTGTATGCCTCCATTGCCCGGGTTGCTCTCTCTTGAACTTCCGTGTTACTGTTAAATGCGTTCGTAAGAGCAACCACTCCAGCCACCAATCCGCCCACTGCCGCTGCCACTAACACAACAGGATTGGCAGCCAAAGCCGCGTTCCAAAGCCAGGTAGCAGCTGCTGCTGCTTTGGTGAGGATATTGCCAGCTCCCTGGACAGCATTCTTAGCAGCTATCGCTTTCGTCTCAGCGAGAGTCTGGTTGATACCAACCAGCTGAACCAAGTTGGCTGCAGCTCGATATGTGGCCTCCGTCTTGGAGAGAGCTGCCTGGAGGGAGGACAAGGAAGACAGAGCTGTGATGATGGTTATCATCTTCGTCATGGTAGCATTGAGTTCCTCGTTCTCGCTCCCCAGTACCTGAGTGGCTGTGGTCCATAGTCCGTAGACGGAAGTGATTGCTGAGGTTGCATCCGTAACAGCGACCAGTGTGTCAATTCCTCGTCCGGTCTGGTCGATGGCTGTATTGACAAGGTCCTCTGCCGACTTGAGCTCACCAGCTCGCTTGACCATCTCCTTGAAGGATGCTGAACTCGTGTCCCCAGCTTGAGCCATCCGAATCAGAGTGTCGGTCAAGTCGTTGAGCTCCTGTTTCAGGTTATCCGTTGCTTTCTCGTAGTTACCAACCGATCGGCGGTAGTCCCCCAGTGCCTCCTCTTGAGCTTTGAGCTCCTCGGTGGTTTCTGCAATACGCTTTCCGAGCTCGGCTTTACGAGCTGCGTCCTGCATCGAATTGCCCAACTCTGCAAACTCGGCATTGTCCAAAGCCAACTGAGTTCTGAGCTTGTTCAGACTGGCCTCCTGTTGGTTCTGGAGCTTGATGTTGTTCTGGATCTGTTTTTGGTACTTATTCGCCTCGCTGTTGATTGCCTTGATCTGGTTGTCAAGTGCGTAGTATTCTTGGGCATTCTCCTCGGTCACTTTGCCCAGAGCCTTCTGTTGATCCCTCAGCTCCTGGGACCGGAGTTTCAATTCGGCTAACGTCTTGAGGGCATCCTCAGCTGTTACCCGGACATTGTAGATTGTACTTTTCTGTTCTTCGGCCATATCACATTCGTATTAGGTCCACTTTGGTTATCTTCCCAGCTTGGAAGTTGTTTATCTTTGAGACGTAGAACCAGAACCCATGCTCTTCCAGCCATATCGGGTTGAACATGTCCAGGCTTTGGATGTCGAGCGAGTCCAAAAGAATTTGGGTCTGTAGAATCTTCGGTCTTTTGAGTATATTGTTGATGAGCTTGTCGTAGTACTTCGGAACGTAGTAATTCAAATTTTTGAAATACGCCGTGTATAGTCGTACCCGGGTAAGGGTGTAGCCTACACTCACCTGGGGCCACATATAGTCAGACTTATTTATGTGGACGACCATCGGCTTACTGAGAGCATTGTACTCCCAAGTCGTCTCGGTCATTTCCCCGTTCTCCATCCGACCTCTATTGATGGTCCAGATGGGGTAGTTAGCAAGTGTGTGGGCCTTGCTCGTACTATCCTCGTCATAGAGAGTTTGGTTGAGTCCTGCCAAGAACCCAATTTGGAACAGGAGTTTAGTGGGCTGGAGGTTTACGTCCGGGATGCTGAACTTGTACGAGTCAGTAACATTGTTGTCCTTGTTGTCCTCCAGCTTTATCTCGTTAGACTGGGCATAGCTGGATAACTGGAAGGTAAGTTTTGTGTCCTTACCCTTTATCAGCTTGTCAGACCAATTTTTCCCGGACGAGCTTCGTCTGTTGTAGAACTCCCGAACTGAGTATGCTCTTGCTACTTTGGTGGCGGGATTCACGTCGATGGTCAGCCCGAACAGCTGGAAGAAAGCTTTGACTATGTCTCCCAAGCTCTTGAACCCAGTCGAGGCCAGGAGGTCATAGGTTAGCCCGGGCTGGGGCTTATCCCCCGGCGAAGTTTCCGGAACGGGAGGAGCAGTAATGCTGACCGGGAACCTCATGTCATACTGATTGACAGAGGGATTGACTGTGGCGAGAGATCCGGACACCAGGATGTGCTCTCCTGCCTCCATCGGGATGTCGACCGAAGCGCTGCCGGAAGATCCGGACGACCAGGATCTGGTCAACACTATAGCACTGGTCCCGTCGTTCTTGTAATGGGTAACTTGGACTGCCACAGAACCATTCCGGATGGCAGAAATATTGGACCATGAGAAGCTGAACGTGATGGTCGTGTCCCACAAAGTCATCCAGCTGAATGTTCCGGATACGGTGCCCATCATCAAGCGTCCAGCGACCGGGTCACTGAGAGTTACTCCGGGGTATCCTTGCCATATCACCCCTACCGTAGTGCCAATCGGGGGGTCCTGGATCCAGCCAGTCCCGGATGCTTTCGGAGCATTGGGGTCGTCTGCCAAAACGGGGTAAGTGCAAGGTAAAAACATTTCGCTCCGGTCAACTGAATCCACGTCAGTCTCGAGTCTGTAGCCTGCTCGATCGAAGATCCACGTCACCAAGTCATACCAGTTGAGGTGAGGGTAGAACTTGTCCAACTCCCGGACTTGCCTGATTGCCTCCATGGAGATCGGAGGGACGTTCGGATTCTTCTGGAGAGTTGCATATAGCCAAAAATACAGGACTTTAGATTCCTCGGAGCCGGAGAGGTATCGCTCGGCCTGTCCCATTGTGTCCGTGTACCACTTGAGGAGGAACATGCCAGTTCCGGGATCCTTCGCGTCAGTGTTGTTTAGTGTGTCGAACAGGTCAGCGGTTGCCCCGAGGATCTGGACCCCGATCGATGTATCTGATACGTCTACGATGCTCAATACTGCTCCAGCCGGGGATATGAGTGCTCCCTCATAGAATAGCTGGCAAGGAAACTTCATGTATGGCACATACGAACCTGAGTCAATTACAAAACTGAATTGGAATGCTTGCTCGTTATGGGTCGTCCTGGGCAGACTGATCCGCTGGGAGTACGAGGCATTACGGTCTTTCAGCTCCGCCAAGTTGTTTATTTGGTAGTTCATCGCAGGAGCATCAAGCGGGAGGTCCAGTGACCAGACCTCGCCGTCAATACCTCTCATGAGTAGTTCGTAGTTCATATTACCACTGAGTTTGTTCATCAATAAGCTGGAACTCGTAGCTAACAGTGTTCCGTGGGGCCTTAGTGTCCCAAGTCAGATCAGTATCATCTACGAGGACTCGTTGCCATAATCCAATTTGATAGTTGTAAACCTGGACCAAAGGCGAGAGAGCAATCCCTTTGAGTAAATTAAAGTCATTCTCGTCAAGTTGTTCTGCTCCAGCTTGGACTATGTTCTTAAACTCCGGAGCTAACTCACCTCTCGTCTCTGTAGTATGAGGATCCCGGGCATTAGCCAATACGTATTGGTCTCCCCGGTCAACCTCCTGAGTATATTTCTTGTGTTGCTCAAACATGTACGTGTCCCATCCGCCTTTCTGGTTTATCCAACGAATGTAGAATGGGTTGCAAGGAACTTCGGCATCAACGTAATGTATGTGCCATCTGTCAGAGTTCAAGGGCGAATTTCTATTCCGTACAATGACATAGTCAGCTCCATCTGCTAATTCCTCGTCGAACTCAAGGACAAATGGAATGTTAACCCGGGGGGAGATCTCCATTTTCTTGAAAATAGTAGTCCCCGTATACATAACGTTCACCTCCATGGCTGACTGCGTACTTAACGCTAATGAGCCTTTAGCAAAGAGGGTCAGGAAGTTCGGGTATCCAAAATATTTCTTAACATACAGATGTCTATCGCCACCGGGAACCCGATCAGTCAATACGAGTCCTACGTTTGACATTGAGAAATTAACGTTGAGTCCCCGGGGTCTAACTCCTCGGGAGGCATACCGGACATTGAAGTTTCGTTCGCCGATTCCCCTGTATGCATATGCCGATATGAGGTTGTAATCAATGCCAAAACGTATGGCTGTATTGATGTACGGAAATGTTCTGGGACGATCCCGAAACCCAGCTTTAGCTAAAAAGCTGAGGTCGTATTTCTTCGTTGTCCCAAATCCAGAATCCCTGTGGATGTCGACGCTTTCAGTTAGTGAGTTCGCTGCTTTAACTGGACTGGGATTATAGTCGATAAAGTTCTGGCCGTAGGCCAAACTCATACCTGTGAGAGTAACCTTCACTCCAGCTGTTGCCCCCTCGATCCCTGCAAAAATAACTAATAGAACATGGGGGTCTTTTACTGTAGTCCTCGTCGGTACCTGAACCTTCCACGTCATGTTGGCACCAATTGGTATATTTGTTTTAGCGAGTTGAGTGGTGGGGGCATCCGCCTCAGTTGCTTGGAACAAAGCAACGGTGAGTGAAGTGGCACCCACTCCAGCCCCGTGAGAAACCCTAAAAGCATACCATTCCCCGGGTACCGCCTTTCTACGGATAGGAATCCTCACAGAATAGTTATTATTACTACCTCCACTGTTATCAATTACTTCGACCTCCTCATTGTCTATAATGTTCAACGAGACCATATTGTTCTCGTCAAAGTTCTGAGTCTTGATCTCAAGCCCGGATGTTAAGTTGTCGGTCTCAACTGGTATTTGCGAATATGCTGAGTACAGGGAGTCATCAGCCGGTTGTTTTGTAATTGCCATATCGCGTTATATTATATATCCGTGGTCTATATTGTTGTCAGGAGTGAATGCCTCTTCAATGAGGACCTCCATTGTCTTGTCCAAATGCTGAGCCAGGTACTCCTCGAAGTTATCAGCGGGAGTGTCGACCAAGTCAACGTAAATGTGATTGCGGTAAAGCTCTGAGCCTTCTCGTTTTATCTTCCATGCAGTGGCATTTCCGAATCGGACCAGGTCCTTGGGATCCGAGAATGTGATGCCTTTGAGCTTTGCCCACTCCATGATGATCTGTCCCAAATTGGCGGGGATCTTTCCAGGACCTCGTCCCCTGATGAGAGTGTAGAAGTAGTTCGGGGCTTCGATTGTCCCCCAAACTGTTTCGCCTTCTCGTCCCGTCTGGACTGTTATCTGAGCATAGGTTCTGCCGGAGGCTTCCTGCCCGGCGTCCTGTGATGCCCGGATGATCTCGCCCCTCATCTGGGTGAGACCCTCAGCCAATACCTGTTCCAGTCCTACCGCCATTTGTTTCTGGGTTTGCGAGCATTGGCTTTCTGCTGAGCCTTACGCTCCAGTTCCTTGTTCAGTCGCTCCCGGAAGAGGTGACTCTGCAAGTTGGTGAAAAGGAGGTTGTATACCTTTCCGTATTTCCACTCCAGGATCTCGTCCGGGTCCTTCGAGTAGTCCTTGGCCAGTGCAGTGATGGTAGCCATCTCGCCAACCACCATGGAGAATTGGGCAATGCCGGCTGCCTTCTCCTCAGCACTGGGCTCGTACTTGAGCTCAGCCTGTTCTCGTTCAATCCAGTACTTAATCCCCAGAAGAACCTCGTACCAATACTCGACAATTTCTGAGGTGTTCCTCAGGCTCCATTTGACGCCAAGACATTGCATGCCTTCTTTCATCTTGTCGATGTCGGTCATCTCCTTGTCAGTGATGATCCGGCCAAGCTCTATGCGTTGGCCGAACGTCATCTGACCGCCTTGTATGTCGATTCGCTGTATCATCCTCTTTTGATGTAGCAATGTTTGAAACTCCACTCCGTGTCAGGATGGTCGTTCATCCGGATCTGGTCTGCGAGGTAGTCCTCTACGATATACCCCGGCACGTCGGGGAAACGGAATGTGGAGCATCGCCATCCTGTTTTGTCGCTCCAGATGACGTGGTCATCCATCACGCCATGACCGTTGTCGGAATGGGTGAGACATGTCAGAGACCGGTCATCGTCGCTAAACCAAGACCCTGCGATGAGCCATGCAGTGATGTCTGTTACTCCCTCCGTTGGGTACCCGGGGTCTCCGGCTTTCCATGTCGGCATGGGCAAGTCCTGACGGTCAAAGAATAGAGTGCATCCTCTCAAGTCGTATCGTCTTTTGATGACGTCAAGCAGTGGACTATAGTATCGATCCTTGTAGGCATCCAAGCACCAGTCCTGTTTGAAAGTGAACTCCAGCCCCACGCTGACCTCGTTGGCGTCGAACCGAGGAGACGGATACAGAACCCGAACAGTGTTCATGATGTCGGGGAATTGCTTGACCAGTTGTGAGTTCTTGAGCAAGTAGAGGAAAGGCCGGACCATCTGCTCCTCGATTTGGTTCTTCAACTCCAGACGGCCGATGGTGGGAGAATTCTTGCTGAACTTCGTATCGCCTTTGTAGGCATCGTTGGCCATCGGCTCGAACTTGCAGAAATAGACCTGCATGATGGTACGCTGAGTGGGATAGCCCCGATATGGCGTATCGTAGTAGCCAGCGGTGGGCTCCTCAACATAGACAAAGTCGGACGACGTCTGATTGCCGTCCGAGTCTGTCACGAACCTCTTCATCGTATCCACTTTGACGTTCAGCATTCGGGCCTGGTCACACTCAAAGACGGCCAGAGGATTGACCACCTCGACCATGTTGCGGATGAGGGTTATGATGTCCAGTATCATCGTTTTGCGGGAATTATGATTTTGGCGGACTTCATGCCAGTCGCCTTCGGCTTGATCTCAAATATCATTCGCATGATGAGCATGTCCAAGAAGTCTGGTGACCTGCCGAGGAGCTGCTTCATGGTGTCCTTAGAGATGAGCTCTCGCTTCTGCTCAGCGGAGTTCGTGTTCTTGGACTTGAGGACCGTCATCTCCTGCTTGATCTTCTCCTGGACCTCGGGAGAGCAGATTATGTGGATCTGACGTTTGTTGATGAGTTCTGCCAGCTTGAATGCGCACTCCGACTTGATGTTGTTGTACGTCTTGGAGTCAATGGCTGATTGTCCTCCGTGGAATTCCCGAATGCCTTTCAGATAGCTCTCCAAGTAGAACCCAAGTCCGTCAGCGTCCGAGACGATACTGGATCGGGGGACTTTCAGACCGGTGGCCAATTTGGCGATCTTCTCCTCCATCTCCTTGCCTTCCGAGAAGCCTTTGGCGATGGGGATCCGGCAGGCCATGCCATCCCAGGTTCCAACCACCCAACTGTCTCGTCCTTTTCCAGCAAGGTCAGTGCTGATGAACCTGTTGCCCGTCGGGAGCACGAACTCATTGCTGAACATGTCGCACACTGCGTCATAGTCTACCAGCCAATTCGGGTCGTCGTCATACTCCCAGTTGCCAAAGACCAGTCGCTCGATCTGCGATTGAGTCAGGTTCTGGAGAAGCCCTTCAATGTATCTGTCCGGGAGAGTCTTGTTGTCCTGGGGCAGAGCTTTGACGAACCGACGCCAAGGAGGCAACTTGTTCTCTTTCCACGGCTTGTAGTAGTCCGTGTAGAGGAAATTGTTGGACGGGTTGCAGGTGATGAGAAGTTTGGGAGCCAGCTTGTAGACGTCGTTCTTCCATCGACCGATGGAAGCCTGGAGGTTGGTCTTCGCCTCGCGGATAAACTCGCCACCTTCTTCGATCCATCCCCGAGTCATCTGCATGGAACCGAATCTCTCGTACATGGGATCGCTGGGGTTGTACTTGGCATCGATGAGATAGATGCGACTTTTGTTGTACAACTCGAAGAAGTTGTATTGGCCGTTAAAGTGGTAGTAATTCTCCGTGATGCCCCAGTGGGCAAACACCTCGTAGAGGGAGGGAATAGTGTACCGGACCAGGTCGGCAGCCGTCTTACGCGCAATAAAATAAAATGTCTCCGGGTAGGTGAGGGCATCGCCGGCTATCAAGGAACACCCGAGGTAGGATTTGCCAGCACCTTTAGTGCCAGCATACAGAATGTCAGTGACCGAGTCATCAAGCCATAACCGAGCCACTTCCTTCTGCTTCTCGTTGCCTTTGGTGTCAAATTGAAGCCGGCGTCCCATTTTATTTTACCTCCATTCCTGTTATCTGTTCGAGAGTAATGCCTCCCGTCAGGTTGACATTGGTCTTGCGTCCTTGAAGCACCTGTATGAGGCTGGCAGCGTACTTGCCAACCAGTGCTCCCTCAATCTGCTGTGAATTGATGGCGTCCTCGATGGTGCCACCCATTGCAGCTGCTACCGGGTCTCCCGTGAGCTCCTCGTACTCAACAGGATTGATGCCAGCAAACAGCCTAAATGATTCGATGGTCATCGGGCGGGAAATGTAGACGCTGCAGTCTTCGCCATTCTTATTCTTGTGAGCCTGGGAGAAATAGTTATCCTGCATGAATTTGCAGTACTCGATGAATGCAAAATAAAGCTCCTCCGCATCGGTGGGCTTTACAAATTCCCCGGCGTCTCGCCTTTTCTGTCCCTCCTCCATATAGGCGAGCGGACTCATTTTATATGTACTTCGTGCCATGCCTCAAATATAATCAAACCTTATACAAATTAAAAATTTATTTCTGCACAACAATCCCCGGAGCGTTTGGCCCCGGGGATCTTTATTTATTCGCTTACGCGAATGAGGGTCACGCCGAACCACAGAAACTTGACCGAAATGCCATTCGGCCAAATCATACCTTCGTGGACCGTGGCGATGGAGGGGGTCCAATTACAGTACTTGGTATTGATCTCCGAGTACAAAGCCCAGTTCTTCCCGAGCTGCTTAAAGTGTTTTGCTTTCATTCTTGAAAATTTTTAGTTTCGTATGCGCGAGTGCCGTCCAGTATTTGTGGGTCGAGAGAAGTCCCAATTTGGCACCAATTCTACTGGACCAATTCTACTGACTCTACCAGTTCTACTGATTCTACTCGCCTACGACTTCTTTTTGAACTTTTGAATCCGTCTCTCCGCTCTCTCCATCTGCTTGATGGATCTGTTCAACTTCCGTTTGGGGCTGATCCACCATTGGCGAATTCCCCCGATAACAGCAAACAGGCCGATGATGGCCAACAGGTAAATTGCAATCATTTTCTGCGCCTCCTTTCTAATTTGATTTGTAGTTTGCGGACCTCAACCCAGTCCTCGTGCCGCATCCATTCCGGACGGGAAAACAGAGTCAGCTGACCCCGTGCTATTTGCATGGTGGTCTTTTTCAATTTGCGGGCGTAGTCCAGGACCTCCCGCTCCTCTTTTGAATAGATCCCCAGCCATCGCCGGAGCACTCCAAGTTTCCCAGTTGGGGGTAGCCCCAATTTCTCAGTTTTTTCCATAATAAACAATATTTGACCAGTAGTAAACAATAAAATTTCTTATTGTTTCTCACCTAAGTGATTGATATTCAATTGATTAGGTCCCCAATTCTCCTCCCGAGAAACAATGTAAACAATGTTTCTGTGCACTCTATTTTGTGATTTTTCATTTCCTAAATTGGTCATAATTTTCCTCATATTCCCTATTCAGGTTTTCCTCCTAAATTATTGTTTACATTGTTTACAAGGGCCTAAATCATTGATATTCAATCGATTATCGAGAAACAATGATTGTTTATTATTGTTTCTCATTGTTTACTGCTGTTTTAATTTAAATGATTGATTATCAATGATTTGGGATTCTTTCCATTGGAACAATAAACAATAAACAATAGGGGTCCCCCGGATTTTAGGGGAGGGGCTGTCGAGATTTTTGCCAATAAACAATGGAACAATGGTTTTATCAACTTTTGGGGCCGGGAGTCCCCCTGATTTGTAAACAATGAAACAATGGTTTGACCAACTTTTGGGGCCGGGGCCATGGGGAAAATTGTAAACAAAGAAACAATAAAATCATCAACTTTTGGGGCCGGGGGTCCTATTCCCCCGTGGACCCAAAGCCCCCCACTCCTCTCTCAGTCGATTGCGGGAAAAGCTCGTCCTCCGACTCGAGAACTTCCACCCCGACGTATAAGACCGGCATCACCAAACCCTGAACCAGTTTCATGCCCGGCTTGAGGATGACGATCTCCTTGCCGACGTTCATGACGTGCAGATGGATTTCTCCTTGGTAGTCTTCGTCAACCACGCAGGCTCCGACCTGGAGCTGGTGCTTGGTGGCAATACCGCTCTTGTTGAACATGATGAGGGCACACCCCCGGGGTATTCGAGCTCGAATACCCGACGGAATGTTGATGCTTTCGCCCGGCCAGATCTGTCTGGCTTCGAAGTCTTCCGGAATGTAGAAGTCCAGCCCGGCGGACAGACCCGTTCCTCTGGTCGGGGTCTTGACATTTCTTACTTTTACGATTTTCATTTTTTAAAATATTTTTCGAGACGAGCTCTGTGTGTTGTGCCTGATGAGAGTGATGCTCCTTCTATGAAATTATACCGAGTGTGAAGAGGCAGCTCCTGGAATGCCTTCTTGAACGGTTGACCATCCGATTCAAATATCTTGCCCGCGGGGTTTCCGGGGGTGACGTCTTTCATTTTTCGAGACTTGATCCACCACAAAGCCTCTTCCCGATTTATAGAACGGATGGAAGGTCTAACAGACCCCTTACGGAGCGTCATTTTGAACCACTGAGCCTCCGTGTTGGAGTCATCTTCTTTAAACCATACCCGGTAATATCCGATAGCTATTGCCATAAGTTGTAGAATATTTCGTGACACTTCTTGCGGTACGCCGTCGGGTCCTGCCGTATACTTTGGCACTTGAGAGGCTCTTTGGGTCGGTCGAGAATCTCCTGAGGCAGGACGTCGCTGAAAGCATCTTTGAGAATGCGCTTGTGAGTTCTGTCCTCCCGGGGCAAACGGAGAGCGAACCTGACAACGTCATGTCCCAGGAATGGTGACCGGAGTTCAACTGTGCTCCTCATGGAAGCCCGGTCAAGCCGAGGCATGTGGTAGAACGGAAGCTCTTGGAACACGTCTGAGAGCTGGGAGTCGTAGTCATCGACTCGGCGATAGCCTCCGAAGAGTTCGTCAGCTCCATCCCCGGTCAGGATGACCTTCTCCTTGACCTTCTCCATGAGTCGGAACTGGGGGATCATGGAGCCCAAGTCGATGGGGGTTTCGTTGTAGCGGAGACACCTCTCCAGGCAATCATCATCGGGGATAGGGCCAAGAGAGGTGATAGAAACCCCTAAAAATTCGGACAATAGCATGCCAAATTTTGATTCATTATTCTCCACCATATAGAGATTAACCCCCAGGCCCATTCGATGAAGAATAGAGGCAACTATGGACGAATCTAGTCCTCCTGAAACCAAAGCCCCGACCGGGACTTTAGAGTACATTGCCCGGCGTTTTACGGACCTCTCGACCAAGCCCCGGAGGACTTCGGCGAACTCGGATTTTGCGAAATGACTCCGTTCCCCTATCCCCCATCTGTAGTAGTCCCTCCGGATAATGGTGGGCTTCACCTTCATGTCATCGAAGGAATAGACAGTATTCGGCATAATACGCTTGACGTTGTTCCATGGAGTCCTGTCATCCCAGTTGTAACCCCATTTGAACACTTCCGACCGGTAGTACAGGTCGAAGTCCTTGAAGTCTGACACCAACGGGGTTATCTCCGAACAGATTTCCCCGAATTGGTTGTAGTAGAGTTGCTTCTTTCCGAGAGGGTCGGTGAAAGCAATAATTTGACCCTTCCGGTACCAGCATATTGCCCACATGCCATCCCAGTTGTTGGCTTCATAGATGATGTCTTCGAGACACGAGGACCCAAACAGGTCGCGGAGGTACTCGACGTCACTGTTATACTTCTGAGGGTAGTTGTAGATCTCCCCGACGTAAAGGAGCCATCCGTTGTCTCCTGCCAGTTTTATGGGCTGAGCCAGGTCATCCCCTGGCTCAGTCTGAATGGGCAAACGGACATGACCGAGGAACCATCCTCCTTCGGCAATCTGGGTGAACTCAATGCCCCGATGCTTGATCTGGTCAATGGCGTTAGCCCTTCTTGTTATACTTATTCCGCACATATCACTTGAGTTTGTTTTTGAGAGCGTCCATGAAACAGACGATCCCTATTCCGATTATTACTGCTATTGCCAGCCCAATGATGATGGGCTCCTCATTTCCTCCTGCCATGTCTTTTGCGCTTTATGTACTTTCTGACTTCGTCAACTGTGATCAGAAATGTGATGTAGAATATAGCTGCTTCAGCCAAAGAGGTCAAGACTACCCCGGTCAACACTCTAACTTCTACGCTCATCTTTCTTCGAATTTTTGAGGATCTGCTGTGCCTTCTTCTCGATCCAGTTGGTGTAGCACTTGCTCCTCATGTGGAGCCCAGTCAGGAGCTTCGAGCATCCCGGGCAGAACATACAATCGTCATATTGCTGATGAGCTTTAGCTCTTGCTTCGTCGATAGTCATAATTTAGTAGATTACCCATTTGGAAAGATCTTCGTTGTATGCATGGAGGGACCCAGCGAAGTAATGCAGAGATCCCTTCTTGAGAGAGGGATAGGTGGCTGCGAGGATGTTGAACACGTAGTCCATCATGGCCTCCGTCAACCAGATGTCAATTGCGAAGTGCTTGAAGAAGTCATTGCTCCGGATATAATATATCACGTGGAGTCGATTGTTCCGGATGAGGAACTGGTAGCTGACGGAGCAAGGTACTCGGGTAAGAGCCCCGGCTGTTGCCCGGGTGTCCTCCGGCTCGAAGATCATGACCATTGCTCGTCTGGAGTGCGGGTCGTCCCGGAGAGTCATGATGACGTTTTCCAGCTGGTGGATCTCCGGACCTTTGTTGAGGATGTGCAGACGCTCCGAGTAGGTGTAGTCGAAGCGACCCTCCTGACGAGTCTTGCTCACCAACTTCTGCCACAAGTCCCGTCGGATTTCCCAGCTTTTACCGGGGTTGACTCCGTTTCGGTCAAGCCGGTCGGAGAGCTCTGCTCGGCAATACTTCTCGATTAGCTCGGACTCGTCTTTGAACATGAAGTCGAGCATCTCACGTTTGCCGAGATACGGCTTTGAGATGACGAAGCTCACCCCAATGAGTTCCTTGGTGAGCCGGTCGTCTCCGCTGAGTTCCTGGTTTTGGTAATGGTTGACCGGGACCGTGATGCCGGAAACCTTGAGCTCCCGATCCATCTCCCGGATCATTTCGAAGCAGTCTTTAAATATTCTACCCATGTCAGTATTTGGATTTAATGCGAAACAGATTTACTTGATACTTCAACGACCAGAGCTCTTTGACTCGGGTCTCTGAGAGACCCAAATGCTCGAACATTATGACGAAGTAAGTCCATATCCGCTTGAGCCGGTCCTCGAAAACTACCAAGTCAACCATGTACTGAGATTGTTTCCACTCTCTGTTCTTGAGACAGTTTGCTGTCATGCCGATGTTTCCGATTAAGGTAAGCAGATCTCCCGCAAAATCTTCGTCTTCCAGAACCTGTGCCCATTTAGGCAGCGTCCAGTCGAAAGTGGGAGTCATGCCATACAGCTGATAAAGCTCCAAC